GAAGTTTATTTTGTTAAAGCAATTGCTAACGCAACTGCATTTACTGTTTCATCAACATTAGGTGGTGCTGAGGTTGATTTGTCAAGTGCTACTGGTACTCCTGATGCACAGCAAGACGTTGTTGAACTGGTTGCAAACGCAGCCGTTGCATCAACAGGTGCCGCATTCGTTTACGCAAATGACGAAGCAGGTTTCATTGTTCGTCAAAAAGGTAAAACAAAATATCTAGTAACAGGTGGCACAACAGGTTTAACAGGAGTATGCTTTACTGCTAACGTAGCAAATACAGCATTGACACCAAACACAATGAATATATTGTCTACTGATGTAGCTTCTGCAACGGCATTTGTATCAAGTATAAACGATTACAACTCTGAAGTGTTCCCTGCACAAGTGGCAGCAGGTTCATTATCAGCTGGAACTGTATACACAATTTACTCAACTGGTACCACAAATTGGGCAGCAGTAGGTGCTGCATCTAGTATGACAGGTGTTACCTTTGTTGCTACTGGTACAGGAACTGGCACAGGTACTGCGGTAGTAAGTACTGTAAATCCTGATGTAATTGCGACATTCAACACAGCATTCGCTGCTAATGCCGCTAACGGTCAACCTAACCCAATCGTTGTTATTGCAAGTGCTTAATCATGGCAACTGCAACAAGTAAGGTAGCTAAAATGCAACCAGAAACTGAAATTGCAGTACTTCAGATCCAAGTTAAGACCCTTGAAGAAAAAATTGGGGAACTTAAAGTGGATCTGAAATCACTTCATGATGCGATTGAATCTAATGCAGACGAAACTAGACGAATGTTAAAATCTATGCGTGAGCAAGATGTTAAAGAACACAGTGAATTGGCTAGTAAAATTTCAGTATTAGAAAAATGGCGGTGGATGATGATGGGAGCCGGTATAATAATCGGCTCGTTAGGCTTCCCCACAGTGTCAGCAATACTAAAATAAAAAAAGAGACTTAGGTCTCTTTTTTTGTAAGTGCCTTTAATTTAGATTGAACAACATCAAAATTTACTGTACTAAACAATCCCGGATGTAATGGTTTGGGATATTGATTATCACCTACCCATGCATAACCGCAATGTTCTTCATTTAGATTTGGTACAAACTCATCGGCTACTTCACAGAAAAATGTATGATATGTGAAAGAATGATTGATGAATTTTTGAATAGGTATTAATTTTGCATTAATTGGAAACATACCTAATTCCTCTTGGCATTCTCTTGCAACACCTTCAAAGAGAGTTTCATAATCTTCTATTTTTCCACCCGGAATGCCCCAGTTACCTGGATTTTTGTTGTCTGTTCTTAATAGATATAAGTAGCGATTTGTTTTATTGCTATAAAAAAAAACCCCTGCAGCTTTATTGCTCATACTATGATTTATCACAATATTAGATGACGATAGAATAATCCCCTGCAGCATAGAAACCGTCGTAACTTTTCATCCAAATGTCATCCACAAAACGATATTGAACATTAGTTGTTAAGTTGGTTACATATTCTAGTGTTGTTGGAGTTGCAGCAGTACTATCAAAACTTACACCCCATTCACCTGTACTTGCATTATATTGAATAATGTCATTAGCAAAAGCGACTACATTGCCCCATGCTACTGTACTATCACCGGGCGCGCCAATATTATCAGTTAACAAATATCTACGACCGTTGATTGGTCCAGGCAATCCTGCGTTAGGACCGGTCATTTGAGGGTTTACAACGCCATCAACTGGACTTAATGTATTTTGCGGTAATGTATCAGGGTCAATGTTGTAAATCAACAACCTATCATCATTTGGATTGGGTACAATAGTGCCTACAATGTCAGTAGTCATATATGGATTTTGTAGCCAAATTTGACTAATGCCCGGTTTAACTGCCCCGTATGCATTCAATACGCTAGACCAATATATATCTGTATCAGGATTAACCGGTAAATTTAGATTAATATTAGATGGATCAAATGCTATAGCCTCTGGTAATATCTGTAAAGTATTTCCTATTAATAATAGCTTGTATCCATATGGTGTAATCTTTTGTCTTGTTCCCAATAACATGTCATCGTTCTGCATATCTTGTAATGCATTGCCTGCAAAAATGCTTGCTATAATTTTCTCAACTACACCCATCTTCTTGACTTTACTTGCGGTGGTGATCCATATTGGCATATAGAATTTCCAACTCATGACATCAATAGGATTGCCTGTACCAACTGGAATACTACGGCTGCTGAATGTTAGTCCATCTTGAAACACTGCGCTAAGACTAGTCCAGTCTAAAAAGTTATCAGTACTTTGAATCTCTAATGCAGGATTGAATAATGTTCCTAGTTGTTCAATCAATTGTAATTTTTGATTGTAGTTGGTTGTCCAAAAATCAACAGTGATTCTTAATGTGTATGGAACTGGCATTAATCTTTCAACAGTGAATGCCTGTCCTTGTACAGTTTCGTATTGTTGTGTTTCTTGATTATATGATCGTTGCCGAACATTAATCTTGTCTACAAAGGTAGGATCCTGAGTCCATTTTTGATTGTACTCTAAACCGCTTATGTAATATGTAATTAAAGGTGCGCTAGGCAAGTTACTTGCGCTATTATTAGCAATAATGGTTGCTGCTTGTCTACTGCTATCACCATACATGATTGGTACACGTATAATAATATCATTACCTGCAGGGTCTTTTCCTTTAGTAACTTCCCAGTTACTAAATATCTTTCCAAACTGAATTAAAAATCTGCGTATTTGCGAATCATAGAAAAAAGCTGCCATGTAAATACCTTAAGGTTGCGGGGGGATCGGATCCGGAGTCAATGCTAGAGCAGTAGACAATGCTTGACGCTGCGGAATAAATGTACCGTTAGTAAGTTCTGTCTGTGCTGTATCATTAATAAAGCCTGATAACAATGATTGATCTTGATATGTGAATCCAGTGTCTGTCCTAACATTGGATGATACTCTAATCCATACTCTACCGTCCCAACGATATAATAGTTGAGGGAAGTAATCAATTCGTAAGAAATAATCACCCACTTGAGGATTTACTGGGAAACTGATACCGGCACCAGAAACAGAACCTAGCCCTAGTATTTCCGTCGGGAATCCATTAGGAGCAGTCCCGTCACCAGTCATATAACCAGCACTATAACCAAAGCTACGAGGACTACTACGTGCTATAAACTGGAATGCAGGATCACAATCTGCTCTCCAATCCATTTGTTGACTAATTGTTCCAGTAAATCCTGGAAGTTCGGGGTCAGCATCGGCGGTAGCATATGTATTATCCGCAGTACCATATGGTCCTGTAATTGGTCCACCACTAGTAACAGTTAGTATTATTTCACCACTAACTCTACCTGAATTTGTATCTGTTCTATCTGGTGCTAGGGTGAATGTTTCTAAATGAGTAGTATTGAACACATCTAATTTATCATATCCTATATCAGCGGTCATATCCCAAATACTTTTGATTGCTGCCTTGGGTATTCTGATTACTGGACTAGAATTTTTATATTGAGTACTACTGACCATCATCACCGTACCAGTATATGCAGGATTAGGTACTCCGCCATTTGTGTTCACATTGACAGGTGGAGCAGGATTATTAATTGCTCTGGATAACACACCGTTACTTGAGTATTCACCGTATGTAGGTACAATATATAAATTGTTGGTAGTGTATCCTGATTTTGGAACAAGACGGGCAGCTTCTTGAAGTGCAGCATCATTGATTGCAATGTTAGTATTATAAGTAGCAAGAATATCTTTAAGATTGTCCGCAGTATCTAGTTGCCAATATGTAGTATTAGGTGGCATAATACCTGCAGGAACATCAATCAATGCCCTATAATTTTTGTCACCATAAGTAATAACATATCCTGCAGGATACGGTTTGGTAGTATCCCAAATACCTAAGTAAGTATCTTGGTCTATTGGTGCAGTTAATATCTGACTAAATTCTTCACTATCAACCAGTGGTTCACATTTAATACGCCATAGATGAGGGAACCAAGTTGGGCTAAATCCCTCACTTGCATAGTTAGCATCGGTAATCTGCATAAATCGTTTCAATGCAACCGGTATTGTTTCCTTCAATGGATTATAATCAAGCAAGTGCGGTAACTCAATTACATCACCAACCATCAATTTTCTACCAATCAAATCAATCATGTCATTGTAATGAACAGTAATGAATATAATATCATTGTTTAAGAATAATCCAAACTGGCTTAAATCAAAGTCTAAATTCTGTACATTATAATGGCCACGTAAACGGTAAACATCTGGGTCATATGTTCTGTCACGGTTCTCTAAGAATAGCAAGTCTTGTATATTAGTTGGGGCCAATACATCATAGTCAGGTTGTGTATAATCAATTGAAGCTCCTTGATTGGTAGGGCCTAAGTACTTATGTACATACAAATCCGTGGAACCTGCGGTGAACTGTTCTGATATTGTTCTATCAAAAAAGTTGTAATCGTTTGTTTTATTGGGGCGCCAAAGTGAAAGCCGGGGCATAATTAATCTACCTTATTACTTATTTATCGTAAATATAGATGACGGTGCATTACCCAAAACTTGACAACAAATGGTTTTGGGTATATAATACATACTTAGACAGTTAATTAAAGGAGTTGAAATGACTGAATTTGAAACTAAATGCTACGGTATGAGTGAACAAGAAATCCGTGAACGGTACATGGAAAGTATTACCGCTAGATTCTCAGGTCTGGAAATGGTCGTAATGGGCATTATGTCTGACTGTCAAGAAATGATGGCGATGGGCACAGGTCCTCGCTCAGTTGAATACGTGCGTAAACAAATGAACGTTGCCAAGTTTATCCTTGCTGAAATGATGGATGCAAAAGTAGCCTAAACTTGACAACAAATGGTTTTGGGTATATAATACATACTTAGACAGTTAATTAAAGGACTACGAAATGAATCAAATTCAGTATATCGCAGATGGTTACAACAAGAACCGTGAGCGGGTAGTTCTGTGGCGTACAGGCAACTATCAGTATCAACTGGAAGTTGCTGGTAAAAACACCAATTTCTCTGCTGAATACTATGAGGCATTGGAGCGTTTCAAATCTCAAGTAGTTGAAGTGGTAGAAGCTCCGGAAGATTTTTCTACTGTGGCTTGACATTAAATGGTTTTGGATATATAATACATACTTAAACAGTTAATTAATGGAGAGCATGATGAAAGTTTACATTTTTAATTCCAGTGATAATGACAACGACGGTAAGTCCTGGGACCTGCCTATGATCAGCATGGGCCTTGATGAGCGTGATCGTCCTTACGCTATCGTAAAGAATCCCTACTTCCCAGGGGAGACACTGCGGGCAACCTACGAAACTTTTTACGGTTTCAATCGGTGGGGTGTTGATCTGGATTAAAGGTTGACAATAATTACAATCACTGTTATAATCTACATTAGACAACATTAGGAATACACATGGCTACTCGCAAACATACGGATGAGCATTTTGTAAAAGCACTTAACCCGCGGGATGCTGATACAAAATACATGGGTGAAGAACCCTTCTTCCCAATTCAACCTGATACCGAATCACGATTCTCGGCACTTGCCCGCAGTTTTACGTGGTACACCCGATTCTATAGCAAAAAAGATGCTAGGGAATTGATGGCACAATATCTAGATTACAACAAACGTACCGATCAAGCTAAAATGCTTAGGAAAGTACATGAAAGCGAATTCATTGTTACATTATGCTGGGTGGCACGTATGACAATGCGTGGCCTAGAATTGACCGAGCATGAAGAACTTACCTTGCAAAATGAAATCCAGCGGTTAGTCAAGACACTAACTGAAACTGAAACAAAAACTAGTCAGACTAGTATTGTTAAGGAAGAAGAAACAGTAGCCCGCCCTAATATTCAGGAAATTCTAAAAGAAAAAGCACGAGATGCCGCAGGTGAAATGGAAGGGATGATTGACGATTTTGTTACTAAGGGCAAAGCGGCAGAAAAGACAGTTGATATTGTTGCAAAATACAATGTCATGCCACAACATATCCCAATCATTGTTGATATCTGGAAACGCAAACAAGACGAATTTCAAAAACTTTCTGACGGTGACGAGTACCTTAAAGAAGGTTATAGTTTCTTGGGTAAGATTCAGATTCGTAATATCCTCAAATTCATTGACGGTGTTCTCAGTGACTTAAATAGCTATATCAGCATCAAGAAAGCAAGTAAGGCTCCACGCAAGAAGAAAGCAGTACCTGTAGAGAAAATTGTTTCTAAATTGAAATACTTGAAGTTGTTCAAGGATGTAGCTGCAAAGCTAGACTTGATTAGCATTCACCCTACAAAACTGCACGGTGCAAGTGAATGCTATCTTTACGATGTCACAAAACGCAAATTGATTTATTTGTGTGCAGACGATTATAGTAAAACATTCACTGTGAAGGGGACTACTATTCTCGGATTTGACTCTGCTAAAAGCCAGATTAAGACATTGCGTAAGCCAGGGGAATCACTTCCCGCGCTCATGAAGTTAGGAAAGCCTGCAGGTAGAAAATTCTTTGACGAGATTAAGGCAGTTGGAGCTTCTCCGAACGGTAGAACAAATGAGAATATGATTATTCTCAAGGCTTGGTAATATATCGTAGAGTTTCACAAGAAGATAAATAGATGTATGAAATATTACATTTATGAACTTCATGATCCTAGAGTAGGCCAAGTGTTCTATGTTGGAATGGGCACTGGTGCCCGGGCTGAAAAACATTTTAAATACTTTGATGACACCAACCATTCATTCAAGTCAAATGTAATACGAAAAATAATTCAGTCGGGGTTAGTCCCTATTATTAAGAAAGTATTTTTCACGAACGATAGACAACTAGCATGTACCCATGAACGAGAATTGATTCAACATTATGGTAGAAGATGCGATAACTCAGGCATTTTAGTAAATATTGCATTAGGCGGGGATGGAGGGGACACCGTTACTGGTTGTTCAACTGACAAAATTAATAACCGATATGCTAAACGAGCAGAAACATTACAATCACGATTACCTGAACAAGTTAATTTGCAGTACACGAAATCTTCAGAAAAAATAAAAATTGCTTGGGAGGAAAAGCGAGAGCAATGGAGTTTAAATATTAAAAATGGAATTAATACCAATCGTGACAAGAAAGCACACGCCATCGCAGTGAGTAAGGGATGGGAAAATAGGACCGAGAGTCAAAAAGAAGAAACTTCTAAAATTCGCACTCGTATTAATAATGAACGATGGACAAATCCAGTCACCCGTGATAAAATGCTACGAGGGGCAAAAATAGTATCAATTCCAGTTAAAATAACTACATCATCAGGAGAAATATATTATGCTGATTCGTTGATGGGATGGTGTAAAACTAATAATGAATCATACGGTGTATTATGGAACATAATGAGCGGTAAAGCTCCAAAAGAAAACAAATACAAACGAAGTAAGTATTTGGGATGGACAGTAGAAAAAATATCACAACATAAAGTAAAACTAAATGACTAATAAAATTGATCTTAATACGTACAGTGAATTCGTAGAAGCATTAACTTCTATTTCTAGCAAAGATTTGACTTCAATGATGAATCGGCTAGACCAACTAGATGGAAACTACGATTTTAAAAACAAAGAACATGGACCGGATATTAACGTACCACTGTACCTGACGGGAGCCATGGGGATGTGTAGTGAGACCGGAGAGTTCATGGAAATCGCTAAGAAATGCTTGTGGCAAGGGAAGTCCTTCAACGAAGACACTATATTTCATGCCAAAAGAGAATTAGGTGATATTATTTTCTATTGGACTCAAGCATGTCGTGCATTGAATCTTGATCCTAATGAAGTAATTGCAGAGAATGTACGCAAACTAGAGTCACGCTATCCAGGTGGCAAGTTTGACGCACACTATTCTGAAAATCGTAAAGACGGCGACTTG